ATTTCACTGAGTGCAGCCGTAGGCCAGCCGCCACCTGGTAGTACGGCGTCGAGAAAATGATGTCCAGTTGAGAAATTGGCGCCCGATGGCGATGAAACGACCTGACCTCGCCATACGCGGCGAGCGTCGATCAACCGGTCAAGCGCGACCACGGATGACATGGAGGTAACAACCAAATACTGTATATGAATACAGTATTGTTTGAGCCGACGCATGGGTCAAGAGAATCGCGATAAGGTGCTCAACCTGGTTACCGAGACGCGGCCGAGTCAGCCGAATAAATCAGTCCGGAGAGTCGTGTCGATCCAGGTAATCGCGATCTACGTACAAGCAACCCATAGGATCCGTCGTGTTGTGTTGTGCAGACACTGACTCGAAGCGAATCCATATGGCGTCTCGGAAATTTATCGCAGCGCGCATCTAGGACTGTCGACCGCAAAGCGGAGCTGCAGATGCGGTTGAGAGAATGACCAAGCGAAAGGTCTCAATGCCCATGGGGGTACATGGATCATGGGAACGATGAAGCCCGGCGTTTCAGGTGTCTGCGAGCCAACGTAGGTGATTCAGTCTGGCCAAATCGAGAGTAAAGAGCCCTACATTGGATAAGCCATAGGTTCGCATAATGAGGCTCCAGGTTATGTTGAGCCGGTGCCGTGGGACTATCCGAAGGCCACGGCAGGCCCGTCAGGGTCAGGCGTAACATCAACCTGGGATTATGCGATGCCGGTACCATTTTGCTGTTCCTGGATCTTCGCCGGCACAGCAAATCGGTACCAAAATGCTTTAAGGTCGTTCCGTGATTTGGTACCATTTCCCTCCTCGAGCTCGCAACCTGGTTAAAGGGATTGGTACCAAAATGACGCTTATCAAATTCGACGCCGACCAAGCTTTGGCTGACCGCATGAAAATTCACTACGGCCAGCGAGTTGCCTCCAAGGCTTTCGCCATGGCCGCCGAAGACGCCCTAGCGCTTTCTGCTCGCAACCATGAGCTTGAGGACCTCATAACGGCTCAAAAGCTCGAAATTCGTCGTCTCCAGGCTGTTATCGAGCAGGCCCGCTCAGCCGCTGCCTTGCTTCTCGAAAAGACCTCCCAAGCCGACGCCTTTGCCTGATTGGTCAAGTGCCGCGCCCCCGGCTCGTCGTGATGCGCTTCATCGTCGCGGCGAACGGAGGCACGGGCGAAGCGCACACTTGAACACCCCTCGACCTTCCTACTCTCCGCCTGGGGTGCAGGGAGAGCTTTACCCCCTGCATCCCTGGCCCTCGCCGAGAGACTGCCGGTAGGCCCGCCGGAGGCGCTTTTAGCGTGCTTTCTGACGCCTCGATCTGGCGTCGGAGGGGTGGGGGTGCTGTAACACCCCCAATTTGGTATGGAATCCCATACTAGCTGGCTTGCTTGCAGTCGATCATTAGCCCGTTTCTCGGGCCTGTCTTGGTCGTGAATACTTCGCCGGCTGCTTCGCCTGCTTTCTCGCAGTCTGACTTACTTGAAAAGCCTTTTATTTCAATGACTTGCGTCATTCGTTCGGCCTCTGTTTCTACGTTCATCACGTATAGCTTGAGGATTAGCGTCCAGGCTATTCCGCTAGGCATGCTTAAGAAGCTCCCTGTTCTGGTGCTGCATGATCAGCGCCCTTATGACTTCCTTGCAGGTCTGGCGCTCTTGTCCTTCTAGCTTCCTCATTTGCTCGAAAAGGATTTTTAGGTCTCCATCCTCGCCCAGCTCTTCTTCGTCGAATAGCAATTCATCCGCTGTGCACCCCAGCGCGATTATCAGCGCCTTGACTTTGGATACGCCGGTGTCCCCGTCTCCCGCCTCGATCCTCTGAACCATTTTCAGGTTGAGGTTTGCCAGCACCGCTAGCTGTCCTTGCGATAGTCCGGCTTGCTCGCGTATGCGCTTCAGGTTTTCACCGAGGGTCATTGAGGTCTGTTCCTTGGGACTTTCATGTACCAATTTCACCACGGTTTTACTCCTTTCTCGTCGCATCAGATCGCCACTATCTGACAAATACGTCTTGACTAGGACAAATTCGTCTCTACTATGCGTCGTATCTGTCTTATGGATCGGACGCCGATGTCTCCTTCGACCGCCCCTCGCTCTGCGATGTTCATCGACTACCTATCGGTAGAGCAGGTGTACCCGCACGACTTGCCTAAGGTGGCCGATGTGACAATCGAGCGTTATTGCACCCGCACCGGTGAAAGCCTCAGCCGCACCCAGCCAGGCTGGAAGCATGAAGGCTCTTACTCGACCTCGATCAAGATTCGTGTCGATGGCCGCAAGGTGATCATCCAGGGCAACCCGAGCGCCGTTGACCGGCTCGACAACCTCTTCGGCTATCAGACCATTGAGCAGTGTGTTGCCGTTTACAACCGCATCCTTGCTGAGTACGGCATTCCGCCCCTGGTGAAGTGCACCCGCCTTGACTTCATGCAAGCCCCGGTTTCCCGCGTCGTCAATCGCTCTGCGCCAACGCGCGAGCTGAGTCTCGAGGAAAAGCTCGATCTGGCCTTCGACTCTGAGCCAGGTGAGCTGGACAAGACCGGTTGGACCCGCACCGTCGAGACCACTCACAAGCATGTGCAGGTCGGCGATGGCATGCGTATCACCCGTATCGACCTGACCACGAACAGGACAACGGGGGAGGGTAACGCCCTCCAGTACATCAAGGCGCTGAGTACCCAGCGCGCCGGCTACAAGCTGGCAAATCTCTATGCCGATGGCTGCACCGTGGATTGGCAAGCCCGCGACCAGTACCGCAAGGCATACGACAAGGCGACTGCGATCGCCAAGTTTCTGCTACCCAAGGCCCGCCGCAATTTCGGCGATGAATCTACTGAAGCCCAGTACCTGCGCGACTTGATCGCCTACTGCAAGGCTCACGGTGTGGTTCGTATGGAGCAGGAATTGAAGCGTGAATACCTACTGCGCGAAGGCCTCGCATGGTGGGGTTTGTTCGATGAACAGCGCCTTCAGACGGTGCACGGGGAGTTCCTGGCGATAGATCAACGATTGACGGTGACGGCGATGGATTTCGAGACGATTAGCGAGCATCTGGTATCTCAAAAAGTGGTCAGCAACACCAAGGCCGCAAACACTACAGCCCAGTACGCCCTGGCGTGGATGGGTGGCAAGTCATTCGACCTCGGCAAGTCCCAGGTCAAGATCATGCGCGCCCGCTTGCGCCAGATCGGCATCGACATTGCCAACCCCTGCGACACCAGCCGCTTTACGCCTGTCGTCCACGTGGCCAGCCGCGACGTTATCCCGGTTGACGTGCTTCCCATGCCGTCCTTTTACCGCCGCCCAGCCGGCCATCTGCAACTGGTGGCCGCATGATCCATATCGTCGAAGGCAAGCCCGCTGATGGCATGAAAACCGTCAGTCTCCAGGGCACCCAGCTTTCAGCCTCTGAGCGTCGCCGCTTGGAGCTCCAGCGCCGTTACAAGGCCACCCCTAACCCGAACCTCATGCAGATGGTCGATGACGCCTGTGCGGCCGCCGACAAGCTGCGCGAGGAGGGCACCCAAGGCGAGAACCCAAACAAGTTCCGCTTTGAATCCGAAAGCCGTAGCGCGCCCTTCCTGGGCGATGTTTTCGGCTACTGACCCCTGTAGGAGCACGATGAATGTTGACCATTGAAATCGAATCGACCGAGCTGAACATCAAGTCTGGCAACTCCGCTCGCACCGGCAAGCCGTACCAGATTCGCGAGCAAACCGGCTACGTCCATATCCCCCCGAACAAGTACCCCCAGCCCATCAAAATCACCCTTGAGGACGACGCCCAGCCGTATCAGCCAGGCAAGTACCAGCTCGGCGATAACAGCTTCTTTGTCGGTCGTTACGACGATCTGCAAATGCGCCCGCGCCTGGTGCCTGTGGCTGCTTCCGTCGCTCGCCAGGCCAGCTAAGGGGAGGGCGCCGCCATGCTTCGCTACCTCTCGATGTTCACCGTAGGCCTTGCAACTGGCTACGTGTGGGCCTTCGCTGACTTCGCCCTGGCGGCTGCCCTCTGATGGCTATTTGCGTAGCCCTCGACGGCACCGCCCTGCGCGTCGTTGGCGAGTACACCGCCGACTGTGCTGGCTACGCCCTTATGAGCGCTCAGGAATACGCCAGCGTTCCCACACTGGCGACCCTGTTTGCGCTACCTGAACCCGAAGGCGTCCAGGCTGCCTTTATGGCCGGCCTGAGCCTCCCCGTAATCCTCTGGCTGACCAGCTGGGGACTAGGCGCGATTGTTAACTTCATCAACAGCCGTGCCGCTACACAAACCCTTGATGAAGACTAAAACAGGAGATTCACCATGGATGCTTCCGCTCTGATCTCGGCTATCGACGCCTCCACCATCGTTGCTGCGATCACCGCTATCGCCGCTATCAAGATCCTGCCTGGCGTTGCCAAGTGGGGTTACAACAAGGTGATTGGCTGGTTCCGTTAACAGCCTCTTGCTGCCTCCCCGGGGGCCCCTTCGGGGGCCCTCTTTCATTTGAGGGATAGATAAATGCTTTGGGAATTCATGATTTTCTTCTGGGGTGCACTATGCGCTTGCTCAATTATCGTTGGTTTTACCTTTTCCTAATTACATTCACGCTTCCTTCATTTGCTCAAGAATATTATTGGGTCGGCCCTTATACCGGTTCTCAGCGTTTTTCCTCTCCATCAGAGGCCGCTAATGCTGATTTAACTCAAAACTGTTTGGCCCAGCCAAATACTGAGTGCAATCTTGTTAAGCTTGAGCGCGTTACTGAGACTCAGTTTATTTACAGCATTAGTTACAAGACTACGCCTCCACATACTAGGTTCTACACCTTTCGTAATAACATTCCAATTAATCGCAGCGGCACCACATGTAAAGAGGGTCATACATACAACTCGGAGCTAGGCAAGTGCGAGGGGCCGGAGCCTGATTTGTGTTTAGAAAAGGCCGGTTCTTCCTTTCCTTTTAGTAAGTCAAATTCCAGTGCTGACAACTACGTAACTGTTGTCAATGGTTATGGCATTCCTAACACTGAAGCCTGTTACGGTGGTTGTGCTGCATCCACTACTGACCAAAAATGCGCTATCAAAACTTCCGGTGCTTATCGTTGTTCTGGCACTGCGTATTACACCGGCTCAAAGTGCACTACAGCTCCAGAGGTTGACTTTACCGACCAGCAGCCTCGCCCAGAGCCGGAATCAACATCGCAGGAAACACCGTGCCAGTATATAGAGGGTCCCGATGGCGTTCTTCGCTGTGATTCTGAATTCACTACTCAGAAAGAGGGGCAGTATTGCGGCCAGGTAAATGGCGTTAAAACCTGCGTGGACGCGAAGCCCACAAAGGATGGTGTTAATATAAAAACAGAGGTTAAAACCCAAACCAATCCAGATGGCACTACGACTACGACTAAAACAGACACCGCTACACATACAAAGTGCACCGGCGCTAATGAGTGCAAGTCCACCACGACTACAACTACTACCGTTATCAAGAAGGATGGAGCGGGGAATACCACTAGCGTTACCGGCTCATGCTCTGGCCCCGCATGTCCTGACAAGAACACCAATCCAGATGGCGACGGCGACGGTTATGGCGATTGCGTAACGGGCGATTGTTCCGGGGAGGGCGGTGGTTCTGGCGAAGGCTGGTATGAATCAAAGGATGATACTTACGCATCTGTTCTTGGTGACTTTCGCGACAGGGTGTCAGCACTACCAGTTGTTACCGGGATAACCAGCTTTCTAACTCTCAATCCAAGTGGTTCATGTCCGGGCGAAACAATCAATGCCTGGGTTTTTACTATCCAGCTTGATCAGTGGTGCGGCAATCAAATTCCTTGGAATTTTATAGCAGCCATAATCCTCGGCGTTGCCGCGATTATGTCCTTTCGTATCGCATTCTTGTGAGGTGAGCTATGTGGCCTAAATGGTTAACACTTGATTTTTATCGCGCTAGATGGGATGACTTCATGGCATATCTTGATGATATGCCTATTCAGGCCTTGAAAGGCTTCCTTGATGCTGTCGCTGACATACTTCAAGAATTGCCAGTACCTGAGTTTCTGCAAACCGCAAAGCTCTCTGATGTTCTCGCTCCTGTCATGCCGACTATCGGTTACTTCCTCGCTCAAGCCGGCGTTAATCATGCTATTGCGTTGCTCATCACTGCTGTTATTTTCCGCATAACTCGCAAAGTTCTTACTTTGGGTATCTGGTGATTTATGGCTATTGAATACCACGAAGGTTTGCCAGGTGCTGGCAAGTCATATGAAGCTGTCGTTTTCCACATCATTCCGGCTCTAAAGGAGCGTCGTTCGGTTGTTACCAATATTCGTGGCATGAACTACGAAAAGGTTGCCGAGCTTACTGGTGAGCCTCTCGCAATGGTCCAGCTGTTGCTTATCAATGTTGAGCCAGCCGAACAGGACAGCGCTGACGGCGAAGTACAGCGTTGCATCAATGAGATGTGCGACAAGACGCCAGATAACGCGCTTATCGTTTGGGACGAAATTCAAGACTATTTCCCGAGCGGCAATTATAAGTTGCCGCTCAATCAGCAAAAGTTTTGGACTGAGCATCGACATCGCGGCCTGGACATCATCATCATGGGTCAGGACCGCAGTGACGTTCACAAGATCATTCGTAACCGCATACGGACTGTTATCTATTTCCTCAAGCAAGAAGCCATTGGCCGGCCTCACTATTACAAATGGGAGATTTATCAGAAACAGCGCTTCGGCAAGTTTGAGAAGACCGGCAGCGGAACTCGCCAGTACGATAAAACCTACTTCGGCACGTATATGTCCCACCGGCGTGAGGGCATGCGCGCCAAGGTTTACACGACCAAGCGCACCAATATGCTCAAGAATTCCTCTGGCCTTATGTTTGGTGTGCCGCTGGCTTTCGGTGCCGCCATCTTTGCCGTGGTGCACCTCTGGAACTTCTTTCATCCAGAGCCAAAGTCTGCGCCAACCACTGTCAAGGTCGAGCGCGCCCCTGTGCCTGCTCCTGAGCCTGTTCCTGAGCCCGTTGTCGCCTCCAACCTGGCTAACCCGTTGCCGCCAGGCTTTCACGTCTCACAGCCCGCTCAGGAGCCTCAGCAGCAGGCCGAACCCGAGGTTGTGGCCATCGACTACTTCGACCGCCTTGCCCAGCAGTATCAGGTACGCGCTCCAGCGATCATCACCAGCAACAAACAGGGCAGGGAGATCATGGGTCGTATCGAGCTGCTCGACGGCACCTACCACGTCAAGGAGCTTTTCGACGTTCACGAGATACAGGCTCTTGGCTGGACCGTGACCGTCACAGGCTACGGCCTTTTGCTCGAAAAGCAGGGTGTTGCCCATGTCGCGCGCGCCTGGCCAATCGACGTTTACGGCCGAGTTGACCGCCACACGACCAACGCCCTGGGCGCGGCTGGAGGCGCAGCCCCAGCAGGCGCCCAGGCGAATTCGCAGCCCGGCCAGGTTCGGGTTACTGTCGTCTCTGACAGCAGTCGCAATTGAGGCCAATCCCATGTTCAGCTGGCTCAAGCATTCGAAGTGCGTCCGCTGTGGCGCTGTCTACTGGAATCCGCCTCAGTGGCCAGCAGATTGCTGCCCCCTGTGTCGCCTGCCTAATCCCTAGGCTTCGCATAATGAGGCTCCAGGTTATGTTGAGCCGGTGCCGTGGGACTATCCGAAGGCCACGGCAGGCCCGTCAGGGTCAGGCGTAACATCAACCTGGGA